TGTAACTCAAATTCTAAGTAAAACTTTTGAAATTTCTGCAACAAGTGATGCGATTGCGACTTACGGAAGAGCAAAAGAAACTGCTTACCAACTTGCAAAAGTATTAGCTGAAATCAAACGTGATTTAGAATTTGCTTATGTAGGACAAGACAATGCAAGTGTTGCTGGAGACAGCTCAACTGCTAGAGAGATGAATAGTTTCTCTCAATTTATCAGTTCTGATGTTACTACAATCACTGATAGTGATGCTGGTTCTGGTGGAAATCAAGCAGGTGCAATTACTGAAGCAAACTTATTAACTTGCTCAGAAAATCTGTATAATCATGGTGGTTTACCATCTATGCTTATGGTTTCACCAAGTAAAGCTCAAACTATTGCTGCTTTTGCGACAGCCACTGGTAGAGAAAGAGATTTCGGAACTGGTACGACACTCGTAAACGTAGTGGATGTAATGGTAACTCCGTACAATACAATGAAGTTAGTCTTAAACAGACATATGCTCACTGATAGAGTATTTCTGATAGACCCAACTTATGTAAGAAGTATGGTTCTAAGACCTTTCTCAAGAACACTATTAGCGAAAACTGCCGACAGTGACACTCATAGTGTTGTTGGCGAATATTCGTTGAAAGTTATGAACGGAAGAAGTCAAGGACAAGTAACAAACCTAACTGGTTAAAACAAATAAAGTGGCACTCAAGGTTTTTGCCCTCTCCTTCCTTGGGTGTCACTTTTAATTATTTATGAGGGTTTTACACATGAAAAAAATTGAAGATATTAATTGGCAAGTAGGTCAACATACTGATGGCTTATTTGTAAAAAAAGAACAAAATATTCCAGATGAATTTTTAAGAGCAAACAAAGCTCAACGTATTGAAAGTTCAAATTCTAGGATGGGTAACTACCATAAACTGGCATCTATTCCAGTGATTGTAGCTGATAAATGGATGAGAGAAGGTTTTAACATCTATGATGGTTCAGTTACTCCACAAGACATAATCAAGAAATTGAAATCAGAAAATCTAGAGGGCTTTTTAACAAGCAACAAGAGTATATAATTTATGATAAAATCAGCATTACGTTCTCACATTAAAGATGTGTTGAATAGAAGTGATTTGTCAGACACTCTAACAGATACATTTATTGAGCATACCTTAAGTCGCATACAAAGGCTTTTAAGAATACCTAGTATGGAAAGGACTGCTACTCAAACTGTTGGTGTAGGTTATGATGGATTTACTATACCTAATGATTTCTTAGAAATAATTTCTATTCGTTCTCAAGGTAATCAAGCTTGTACGAGAATAGAATATACAGATTATTTAGCACTTTCTAACGTAACTGGAACACCTACAAAATATACTAGAGAACCTGCTACAAATAGACTTTTACTACATCCAGTACCAAGCTCTGGAACAGTATTAGAATTGAAATATTATGCAGAATTTACAGCTTTAAGTACTGATAGTTCTACAAATGAAATATCAGATATAGCTGAAGACTTAATTGTATATGGAGCATTAAGCTATGCTGCAGATTACTTTATTGATGAACGAAAAACTCTTTTTGAAAGTTCGTTCCAAAACTTCTTAACTGAAATCAAGACACAATCAATAGATGAAGCATTTGCTGGTGCAAACTTATCTATTAGTGGTGCATATCAATACACGGATTATCAACCAAATGAGTAAATCTTCTTTCTATAAAACAACAGCGACTGCTGATGAAATGATTGCAGTTGCTACTTCAGCTGCAAATGCAGCCACAAGTGAAACAAATGCTTCTGCTAGTGCATCCAATGCATCTACGTCAGAAACTAATGCATCTAATAGTGCAACAGCTGCTGCTAATAGTGCCACTTCAGCATCCAATAGTGCATCAACTGCGACTACTCAAGCTACTAATGCTTCTAATAGTGCTTCTACTGCAACAACTAAAGCCAGTGAAGCATCTACTTCAGCAACAAATTCTGCAACTTCGGCATCTAATGCAAGTAATAGTGCTTCAGCAGCAGCTACTTCGGCAACTAATCTAGGTACTGCTGAAACCAATGCTTCAAACTCAGCTACTTCAGCTAGTAACAGTGCATCTACAGCAACCACGAAAGCTAGTGAAGCTTCAACAAGTGCGACTAATGCATCTAACAGTGCTAGTAGTGCATCTACTTCAGCTACTAATGCATCCAATAGTGCTTCAACTGCGACAACGAAAGCTAGTGAA